GGTATTTTAGGGTATCAAATGAATATAAGCAAAGAAAAAGTTGATATAAGCCCTGCAACAGCGAATATCAACCAATCCAATAAAACAACCGATGAATAAGGGCTTTTGCTCTTATTCTTTTATTTTATATCATTTGTATATTTTATATACTTAATTTCATAAGTTGTCAATACAGAATGTATATTTTTAATTTACTTTTAAATATTTTGTAATACTTCTGTAATATTATATTACTACAACTTCGTCTTTTTGTCAATCTTTCGTTTTATATGCTGATACTACATTTTGTATAATTTTACAATCTATCGGGACAAAATCAACTTACGACATTACGTTTTAAGGCATTTTAATTATTTAAGAACATGGTTTGTTGTCTAAGATTTAACGTATCCTTTCGCTATAGCGAAATTGGCATAAAAAAAGAGGTAGGATTGCTCCTACCGAATTTTATTTAAATAATTTGTTGAATGTATTTTTTCCAATTATTCCATCTACAGATAATCCATTTCTTGATTGAAATTCTTTTACTGCATTTTCTGTTGCATGTCCGAATATTCCATCCGCATCTATGTCGAATGAATGACATACTAACATTGCTTGAATTAAATATGTAATATTGCCTTCTGCACCTTTTCTAACATTTATACAAGCATTGTAGGTGTTAGATCCAAATATTCCATCGACTGCTAGACCTCTATTATATTGTTTATTTAATTCTGTTTGTAGCGCTTTTACAAGTGCTTTTCTTGTTTCGTTTCCATAGATATTATCTACAGCAATATTTAGTCCGTATCTATCATTTAGAGTAGCTTGTATTTCTGCGACGTTGCCTTTTTGAACGTTTTCTTGTGGTTGAGGTATAATTTCATTACTTGACTCAAAATTTGCAATCTCATCGAATGGAAATTTGTCTCCTGGGCATGAGGTTGCACATACATCTCTATGAGCCTGTACTGTTGTTATATTGTACTTATTCTTTAAATATGCAACTAATTCTTTTCCTGCTTCTTTTTGAGCTTCTGGCATATCTTCTTCCATGAAGTTACCTTCAAAGCATACTCCTAAAGAATTATAATTTGAACCGTATGCATGTGCTCCCACTTTGTCTTCTGGACGAAGTCTATATACTTTACCATCTTTTCTTACTAAAAAGTGATAGCCTGCACCGCTCCAACCATTATTCAAATGCCATCTATGTATATCTTCAGCAGAGCAATTTTTTGCGTCTGCATGATGTAGAATTATTCTTTGTGTTGCCTTTCTTGTCGACATATCTTTAAATTCTAAATTTGTCTCAATTATTTCCATAACTATTTATCCTCCTTATTAATTAGATTCTTAAACATTTCGTATAGACCTGTAGAAGCTAGTCCACTAAACATTCCAGTTAGTATTACTTCTGCATTTATACCGTTTAAGTTCATTAATACATTAATTACTAAACCTAATATTAGCATCATTAGTGGTATGTATTTGTTTGGTATAAAATCAAGGCTATTTTTTATAACGTAGCCTACACATAAACATATTCCTACAACTACTATACTAAAATATTGTGTTAATACTGATATATCCATAATTACAATTTCCCCCTATTATTTTATTTAATAATTAAAGCTATAACAGCACCAACAATCGCACCTACAATAGATAAGATTATTTTGTCTCTTATAGCTTTTTTAACTTCTTTATAGTCTTTTGCTGGCTCATTCTCTATGTTGCCAACTCTTGTGTCTAATTTGTTTACATCTTCTCTCATTAACTTAACTTCCGTTGCAATTTCTTTGATAGAATATGTAAGTTCGTGAATATCTTCAAGTTTGTTATTTATGTCTTTAAATTTGTCATCATGTTCGTCTAATCTTTTTGTATTAGACTTGCTTCTGTCTTCAACCTCTTGAAGCTTGATTATATCTGACTTTTCCATAGATTATTCCTCCGATTTTTCTTCTGTTCTTGCTGTTGTCTCCTCTATTATGTTGTCAGTTTCTTCTGTATTCTCTGTTGCTTCTGCATAAACTTCTTCTGCTTTTAGTACTAATGAGCTATATTCTTCATCACTAATCTTATTCATTGCATAAAATATATTTAGCTTATTTTCAATTTCTTCTTTCTTTTCGTAATATTTCTTTTCAATTAAGTTAAATAATAAATCTGATATTCTCATAATTACACCTCTTTCTCTAAGTCATCTTCTAAATTATCTAACAATAAAGCACTTGTCTCTGTTGTATTTAGCAAGTTCTCTATATTACTCAATCTTTCGTTGTATTCTTTGGCTTGATTATTAAACATTGTTTCAATGTCCTTTTTGTATGTTATATCTAGTGTTGCTAATTCGTCGTCTACACTAATGTTTGTGACATTCTTATATGTATATAGTATTTTATCTATTACAGCTTGTTGCTCTTGTGTATATGGTATTATTTCTTCTGTTGCTAATTCATATTCAAACTTCATTGGAGTTCCTGCATTATATTGCTCTTTCAAATATTCCTTCATTGATTCAATCTGTTTTTCTGGTGTTGAAACATCTTTTAATATTGATATTGGAACGCAAATGTAACACCATTTATCCTCATCTGGAAGCCAACCACCTAAACCTCTATTGTAATAAACATTATCACTATTTTTTGTTAAATGAGTACACAGAAAATCAGCATTTTTTTTATGTTTGTTTGACATTATGAAACTAAAACCTACAAAGCCATTTGATGTATCTGAATGATAATTTTTTAAACTTTCTTCTCCTATTAGTATATCTTGTCTTCTCATATTATGTATTCCGTCTTTTGCTAGATAACTACCTTCATAAAGCCTTTGCCCTTCTTGTAACGGAAACACTATGTTTTGTTCTTTATGCGAAATAAATGGTAATATTTTTGTTCCTAAATTCATCATAAACTCTGTTATCTGTACTGTTCCAGAAGCCGACCAGTCAAGGCCTATTCTAGCGAGCTTTTTATTCGCTTTAAAATAATTTTCTATACAAATAAAATGCTCTTCATTATCTGTTTTACTTGAATAATCAAAAAGTGTATCTGTTGAACCATCATCAAACAAAAATCTTAGTTTAACATTAGTTGCACTTACATTTTGTATCTTATAACTGATTGAAATAGGCTCAGATATAGGATATTCAAAAGCAACTCCTGTACTATACATTGATTGTGCGACTCGAAAAATAAAACCATTATCTATTTCTGTAAAATTAGCACTTTGTTCTACAATCTCTTTTAGGTTGAAAAAATTAACGTTTGTCTTTTTTATATTGACACTCCCGCAATTGTAATCAGAATAACCTATTATTTTTTTGCTTACCGTAACTTTTAAGTTGTTATATTTTACATAATCGCCCACATCTGGTATAGTAGAATTAGATGCATAAAAGTATAAATTAATTCTATCACACCCAGCTGGAAAAGTTTGAGGAAGAATAGCCATTGCACTATTTTTTGAATCATTTTTCTTATTTGTAATTATTCCTCCAGCAGAAGGAGAACTCTCAGACCCCCAATAAAATCTTATGGCAGTATTAGCTTTCCCCGAAGTTTCTATATCCGAATTTACATAAACTGTTTTCCCTAAAAGTTCTTCTCTTCCTAATTCGATTCTTGCCGAAGCCCAATCTATTGCTTTGGTTAAAGTTAATTTTATTCCTGTACTTAAAACTTCTAAAGATGTATTAGTTAGTAAAAAATTTTCATTTTTATTTAAAACATTTATATTATCTCCTACGTTTTCAATTTTACTTAGATATTGAGGCGATGGTGAAGCTCCGTATTGTTGCCATTCCAGTTCTTTATTTTCAGTCTTTGCAAATAATATTTTTACAGTATAATTATTGAATGTTACATTTGCTCCGCAAAAAAGTTCTAAACGACTCAAATGACTTGTGGCTTGTTTATTAAATATTTTTGAAAATTCTCCATTTTTTAATTCATTATTTAAGATAAAGAAATTGTTAACTCCATCATCTTGTCCCATTCCCAATGTTCTAACTGTTACATCGTTTGGATTGGAGAAATTTCCAGACATTACTATGGTTTTTAATAAATATGATGCCTCTTCAAATTGATATATTTTTTTAGTTAATTCAATGTTTTTCGTTAAAATCAAATCAGTATCTTGTGTAGATGTTCCATTAAAAGTCCAACTTCCATCTCCATTGTTAGTAACTGTAACACCATTTTTAGTAAAAGAGTCTGCATCTAAATTTGCTAAGTTATATCCACTTCTTGTAGCTTGCCTACTTCCACCTCTTAACTTCCACTCAAAATCCATATTTGAGCTATCTCCAAGATGTATGTTATTACCGCTTGCATGTCCTTCTGGTATTTGTGCTTTTAACAACTTGTTTTCTTCTTTTAGTTTAGCAATTTCTTCATCAACATCTTTTTTATTCTGTGCTATACCCTCTGCATTTTTCTCTATATTTTCATTCTGTGTTGTTTGTTCTTCTTTTATTGCTGTTATAGTTTCATTTGTTGTGCTATCGACTTTTTCTAAACTTTCTAGTTTTTTGTTTGTAGTTCCAGCATTTTCATCTAGCTTGTCCCAGTTGTCATTTAATGTTTTTTCAATATCAAAATTATTTGTATTTGTCGTTGGATTGTCCTGCTTAAATAATTTTAAATTAGTTGTTTCGCTCATTTTAAACCTCCTATGCTGTTCTTTTCCACATATAGCAAGTTATGTATGGTTGCAATAACGACAGTGATGTAGAACCTGCAGACTTTGTTGTTTGTTGTCCTGATGCAGAAATTGTATGAGTGTGTCCTGCACCTCCACCTTTACTCTTTGCAAAATTTTCCACGTTTCTTAAAGTTTTACTCCAAGCAGTAGCTACAGACAACGCATTAGCCTCCACTGATTGTGCAGAACCTCCGCTAGTCTGCCAAATATCATGTGTATGTGCGGGTATTTGATTTACTGTTAGTACTGTACTTCCAGTATTTCCTCCGTGATTATGACTTGCTATTGTGTGAGTATGTGAGATATTTGCAGTTTTTGAACCTCCAGCCTTTTCGACTGTTTTAAAGTCATTGTCTGATGCATCGACTCCAACAGGTACTCTTCCACTTCCCCATAACACCCATGTTCCAAATCCCAAATATGTGGCTGGATTAATATTTGTTGTTTCCATTCTTATATGTCCAACCGGATTTTCTACTTTTTTGACTTCTAAAATTGCATCATTTATAGCCATTTTTATATTATTTTGAAAAGTATCAAACATTTCTTTATTTAATTTCGTTTTACCATTTTGAAAGTCAATTTCAATCATTTTTTTCTCCTTTCAGCGTTTCTATTTCTTTCTTTAATTCTTCTATCTGTGCTTGTTGTTCTTTTACAATTGGATATAACACCGATGTCATTGAATAGTTATCAACTCCATCATTGTCTTCACTTGTTATCTTACTTGAATAATTAAAATTATCACCAATTACAAATCCAATGTGCTTTTTCTTGATATCATCTTGACTCTTTAAATTATACTTGTATATATCTGTATTATTTAAAATATCTATTGCTTCTTCTAATGTTAATTTTTCAAAGTTTTTCTTTTGACTTTCTAGTGATGTATTAACAAAAGATTCAGCATATACATTTCCATGAACAAGCAATTTCTTAAAGATTGAAACAAGAAATCCCCAATTTGCATTGCCGATTTGAACTCTTCCCTGCGTATTTGCTGCATAAGTTCCATTGTCGCCAGTTGATACATTGTACCAAGTATAAATTGGTTGAGTTACCCCATCATCATCATTCTTTCCTAACCCTAAGAAGTATGCATCTTTATCTATTGCAATTAGCAATCCTCTTCTAGATGAATCTGTCTCAATACCATCAGTTCCTATTTTCCCAACATGCACATTATTAAAATAATAATCTGTCCCGTTTTTATCAATTTGCATTAATATATTCCCTTTACTGTCTTTTGACCTCAGATAATTATTTTCTCCAATATCTATATTCCCTGAAAATATTCCATTTTTAGCTTTCATATTTCCATCAGTATCAACTAAGAAATTCCCGTTTGCTGAAACAGTTCCGTTGATATTGATTTTCTTGGCATCTATTGATACCGACTCAGCACTTTGATTAATTTTTGAAATAATTTCATCGTTTCCAACCTTCTTTCCAACCACAGAAGTTATATTATCCGTTGTTTGTTTGATATTAGAATATTGTTTTGTTACATTTTCTTTTGTTTCATAAGTTTTACTTACTGAACTCGTAATCTCGCCAGCTTTTAAACTTATAGCACTATTCATTTCTGTTGTTGTGCTGTAATCTTCTAGCTTTTTATTTACTGATAAATCTACTGATTCCTTAGTTTGTTTAATCTCGCTATTCATTTCTACTTTTGTAGCAAAAGTATCTGAATATGTACTCTTTATCACGTATTTAGCTTTTATTCTTGCTGTATAGTTGTTTATTGTAATTGTATTAGTTCCTTCTTTTAGAGGTATTTCAAGCTTCCCTAAGTCTTCTACACTTTCCTTTGCTTTAGTTGAGCCACTCTTGTTTACTCTTCTAATAACTTTAGCTTGTCCATTTTCTAGAACAACCTCATCACATACTTCGCTATTTTGTCTTAATGCCTCTGTTATTCCTAATGAATATATCTTTATATTGTTATCTTTATCAGTTACACTTATAAGGTCATCTCCCTCTAAATGTAAATTGTCATCTAATGTTAATTTATCATCTAGCAATAAATAATTAAATACTGTATTGTTTCCATATATGTGTAATTCTAGCAGGTTAGCCTCTATACAATTCTCTAATGTTACAGTCTTTATTCCTTCTGCTGTTCGAGTTAAGTCTTCAATATCTGATACCTTTTGAGATATGCTATCAACTGTTTGTTCTATCTTTGTTACTTTTTTAGAAGTTTCATCTACTTCACTTATAACGGATTCAAGTTTTTTATTTACTTTATCCATAATGATGTATGCTTTATTTATTTTCTGGTCTGTTTTGTCTGCTTTTGTATAATCAGTCTTTGTTTCTGTTGGCATTTCGGTATAAATTGTTTCTTCTAGCCCCTGTGTTATTTTTATTTCATCATTGAATAGAACACAATCATATAACTTGCCATGTACATTAGCTGTATATCTATCACATAAGTCTAAGAAGCATATTCCTCTACTGTCGAAGTTGTTTGTGCAATAAGTTAAACCGTTTAATTTTTCTAAAATAGCTGGTAAATAATCACTTCTATCATTGTAATTCATTATCTGATTATCTATTATTTTCAGCTCACACAATCCATTATTTTCAATGCTTTCTTCATCTTGTAAATATATGTTGTCACTTTCCCCACTTCTGCTTAAAACAATTGAATTTATTGGTCCATACAAATTATCAAACGTAACGTTTGTATCTTTGAAATAATCTTCATTAAGTTCTATTGCACTCTTCTTTGGAATATATCTTATTTCTAGCTCATCATTTGAATTTATGCATATTGTAGAAGCTGTTACTTGTGCTAATTCATCTAAAACATCTCTGAATGTATAATCGTAACCTGTATAATAATCAGCAGTTAATTCTTTGTCACAGTTTGCAAAATTATCGTTGTAACTTGCAAATGTTAATCCTATGTAATCGCATAATTTCTTTATGTAGTCCTTTACTTTAATTGGAAATGTAATTTTCATATCTTCATAATCTTTCATTGAAGATAACATTTTGTCATAGCAAGTATGGCTATAACTCATTGTATCTGCATTGTATTCAGCATCTTTTGATACAATATAGTTACCTAAATCAATGTATTCAAATCCTTTTAAGCCACTTGATAATAAGTTTACTGGTATTTCATTAAGTCTATTCACTTTCATTGCGTGTACTTCTGCAACAGTTAAGCTTAAATCAACTTGTACACCGAATTTAACATTTATAACTGTATCTTTCGGTATTGCTACACTTGACTCAATATCTAATTGTTTCATAACAGATTTAAGTATATTTCCTTCAAAGTGTGGTGTTACAGAAAAAAGAGTATCACTGTCCAGGAAATACTCTTTACCGTTTATTGTATATGTAATTATTGTGTCCAGCATTCTTCCATAAGAAGTAATTTCTTTTATAAATTTTTCACTTACGTTCTTCATTACTTTCTCCTATCTACCGCAATAAACGATAAATCAAATGATTGGCCCTTTTTTATGCTTTTATAAACTATCTCCCAATCGCCCGAGTATGTTTCTATTGATATTTCTTTATGCTTGTTTGGATCTATATACCTGATAGTCTGTCTAGCATTATCAAAATGTGGTGCTAAGTATGTTAGTTCATCTTCATTTAAGCTTCTAAAACTCATTACAAATTTAGGAAATATTCCAATCAATGTTCCGCATTTGCTTACCACTTAACGCTCTTCCAGTATCACTGCTCCACAGTTTCGGATATGAATACTTTACTTGTGTTAGATATTTTCCCATTGAAATGCCGTCCATATATAAACTGTCTTTATCTAAAAACATTTTTTCCTCCTAACTAAAAAAGCCTATCAATCGATAGACTCTTATCTATTTGTTGCAAATGCTAGTTCTTCACTTCTTTTCGCCATTTGACGTTGTATTAATCTTCCGTCTAAATAAACATTTGTTGAACCAGACGAACTGATTTTTCCAGCTAATTTATCTGCTAATATATCAATCCATTCTGTATTGTTTTCGAGTGGCATTACAGCCTCTTTTCCAGCCTCTCCAAGAATAGCTTGAGTAGGTCGTGATATTATTCCACCTTTTGCCAATAGTGGTATTTGTGGAATACTAAATCCTAAACTTTTTCCACCTATTCCTGGTACCCAATCTGGAACATCAAATTTTATTTTATTTGCCCCTCTTATAAGTGAATTTATGCCTCTTATAATTAAGTTTAATGGAGCTTTTGCTATAGCCCACAAAGAGTCAAATATTCCCTTAAATATCTGTTTGAAACCTTCAAGTGCAGTTTTCATATCCCCCGTAAATATTCCTTTGAATACTTTTCCTACACCTTCAAATATCTCTTTAACACCTTTAAATACACTCTTAGCCGTTTCTTCCATGTTTTCAAACGGAGCTTTCAACATTCCACCTATTGTTGTAGTTATTCCATCTAATACACTGACTAAATTCCAAAATATAGCCACTATAATATCAATTACGCCTTTTATAAAATTCCAAACTGGCAATAATACATTATTCCATATCCATTGACCAACAGTACTCAATACGCCTTTTATCGTATCCCAATTTTGTATAATTAAGCCTACAACAACAGCAATTGCAGCAGCAATAATTAATGGCCAACCACCGAATATCAAGGCTAAACCTGCAAGTATTACTCCTATATCAGTTAAAATCTTTCCAAAATTTTGCCAGCTAGGATTTTCTATTTGTGCTTTAACATCTTTTATTAATGATATGATTCCCATTATAAGTACACTAATTCCTAATCCTTGTATACCCGTAAGACCAAACTTGATTGCAATTATTCCTGCTAATATGCTTGCTAAAATCCCTAGCATTATGTCCTTATTATCTATTATCCATTGTAACCACTGAGGAACTTCTCCTTGCATTTTACTCAAATCAACACTAGGCGTAGCTCCACTCGACGATTTATTATCTTGAATTACATTCATTTCATCAAATCCCGCTAGACTTTTTTGTATTTCCTTTGCTGATTTTGCTGTTCCACTTGCACTTTTTCTCATTTTTTGAAAGTTTTGTACACTCGAATTTGAGAATAGATTAAGTCCGAACCAAGCTGTAGTTATTGCATTTACATAGCTCAAAACTGTGAATAATATTTTTACAAGGCCTTGTATTGCTGGTGCTATTATATTTGCTATACAGTATCCCATATATTCAAAATCAGCTGATACTTGTGGGTTATACTGTTTTACTAAATTTACAGCTCTGGTAACCATATTCCATGCAGTTCGAACTCCTACAACTGCCATAGCCATTTTACCAATCTGCCCTATTGTAGATGTTAATTTACTTTTTACATTGTCTATTCCTTTTTCCATATTTTTAGTATTAATTTGGTCAATTTTAGCTTTATACTCTTGTATTTTCAAGTTATTTTCTTGCTGTTTTTGTTTTACTCTGTCTAACTTAGAATACACTCTTCTTATTCCATTTGATTGTCTATCAATCTCCTGATTGGCTTCTGCAAGAGCCATTTGTAATTGAGCCATTTCTGCCGGATTTGATACCGTTAATTTTCCACCATTCATTGTTTGCAATTCAGAAATTTTAGTCTTGTACTCATCAGCTTTAGCCAGTAACTCTTCATATTTATTTACCTGATCCTGTAATATCTTTTCTTCTTTTCTATTCGACATATTTTTGTTTTCTAATACTTTTATCTTGTCCTCTAAAGCAATTATGTCTTTATCTATTCCACTGTTGTCTAATTTTGTTTTGATTTTTAAATATCCATCAGCCATTGTTATTCCTTCCTAAGTTGTCTCTCAAATAGCTCATCTAATCTTTTTTCTTCATCAGTCTTTATTTTTTCTTTTTTCAAGGCAACTTGTTCTTTTTGCTTTATCCATTTTGCTTTTTCCTTTTCATCTTTGATATTTGATATATCGAATGTTCTAACAAATCTAACTCTACTTAATACACACTTGTCACTCAATCCACATAATAAATTATAAAATTCCCACCAATGCATATAAGTTTTAGGTCTAATTTTCTTACCATAATCATAAAAAAAAGAAGTCCTAATGTATTCCCAGTCTTGCTCGAAATCCATATCAACTTCATTGTCATCATTATTGGTTTGTTCTTTATTGCATCTAAGATATTTAAGTCCGATTTTTATTAAAGCTTCCCAATCATTTGAAGCATTTAGTCCCTTTTCTCCAAATAGCAAATATATTATTGCTAGAGCCCTTTCTTCATCTTGAATATTACTTTCAGCAATTTTATTGCATCTTAGTGCAACTCTAAAATCAGTGTTAATTTTATACTTATTTGTCCCAACTTTTGCAAAGTGAGGATAGTTATTCATTAGTCAACACATCGCTTTCCTCTTCAATCTTATATTTGTCTTTTATTCTCTTTGTCATATTTGTTACAGTTAGTTTCATTTTATCCATATAAGGCTCTAAGGCTTCGCTTAAATCATCAAACATTTCCCAATATGGAGTTCTTCCATTTAAGAATTTCTTTGTTCCACCTTTTCCTAAAAACAAATCCATAGCCTCCTCAGCCTTTTGGTAAAACTCACGAATAGCTTTTGCTTTTTCTTCTTCATTTGCACTTAAATAACCTTTGCCTTTATGGTCTTGTCTCTTATTTATGATTATCATCTTTCCCCTTAAATCAGTTCTTGCATTATTAATTAATGTAACACACTTATTATATCTAAGAGGTAGTCCAACATCAGCCAAATCAAATTCTAAGCACACTTCTTTTCCATTTGAATCCTTTACAATATTGCCTTCACTATCTATGATTCCTAGTTTAAAAATATCTTTATTTTCTTTTAATTTTATACGTTCCATATTTCCTCCTAATTATTCCATACTACAATTCACGCAATAAAAAAGCATCAGCTTATATACTGATGCCTCTTAATTATATAACTTCATTCCTAATATTTTGCTTTTTAGCATTTTCCCATTTTGTTGTAAGTCTCATCATTTCTTCTTTTGAATGTTGTACATATTTTAAAACAGCAGTTTGTTCTTTATCCATTATATACATTTCTCCAAAATTAAAAACGTTTTCCCTTGCAGTAATATTAACAATCCTATATAGTGGAACTATTTTCTGTTTTTTGTTAAACACACCTGTTTCAACAATTAACTTTTCATCATTGTAATAGTATTTACAATTTTTTAGAATAAAATAGTAGCATAATGGAACTATTAACGATATAAACATTGTTGGTACACTAAGAAGAATACCTAGAATTAACCAGAATATTAGCCAAAATTTACTGACTGTTATGTAATAATAATTATCTTCCATTATACTCTCCTTTATTTTAAGCCTATTTGGCTCTTTGCGCTGACTTCGCCATTCATAAATGATATAGTTGCATTAGATATACCATTAGATGCATACCAGTAGTATATTTTCATTGTTTGAGAACCATAAGAACTTTCTGTTGATAATGTTCCTTCTTCTCCCATAATATCTACTACTTCTTGATATGTCATTCCAGTTTCAATCTTGTTGAACTTTTCTAGCGTTGCTTTTTCTTGTTTTTGTACAGTAGTATTTGTAGATGTTGGTGTTGTGCTGTTGTTATTAGTTCCATTCGATGCTGCTACTGCTACACATATTAACGCAATTAATAATATAGCCGTTATAACTCTATGTTTCACAAAAAAATTTCTTTGGTCCTTTCCACATTTAGGACATGTTTTAGCATCTTTGCTAATCTCAGTTCCACATTCTTTACAAATTTTTAGTGCCATTTTTCTTCCTCATCTTATTACCAATTATAATCAAAGTATAGCACATCGCTCTTGTCGAATGTTGTCGAAATCTGTCGATTAGAATTAATTTTCAGGAGAAAATGTTGGAACTCCTTTATTAAATGTAACTGTTCCAAATGTTGGGTCTCCACTATAATCAATATTATACTTAATCTTAGCTGTTTCTCCACCATTTGAACTTATTTCTATAGCAACATCCCACATTCTTGCTCTGTATGTAGGAGTAGATTCTTCGTTTGTTACACTATATTTATCTACTTCTAGTAAATGTGTTTGTGCCTCTGTTCCGGTAAGCATTCTATATCTTATATTATCTATAAATTCAAATACTTCATCGCCTTTATATGCAGTTTGTTCTACGCCAGAGCTTGGTCCATAAGAGTCTATTGCAGTTCTTTTTGTTCTTTCTATAATCCATTTTTCTTCTGTCTTTTCTGCATTATAGTCAGTTGATTTGTCTGTAACTCCTACTCCTATTATTTTCCATGATGGCGTTTCTCCTGATGGATTTATATCTAAGAAGTCTTGCCATTCATCTCTATTTATTTTCCTTAAATTCAACATTTTTAATTTTCCTCCTCATCAAATTCGCTATAATTTAAGTAACATTGTATTCTATAAATAGCCTCATTTGCATTTGTAGCAAAAATATAGCCATTTGTTGTTGCACCTATTTCATATACTCCCTTAATATCTGGGTATATATGTTTCTTATTATTAATTTCTAACCACTTTTTAAAATCTTCATAAAATTTAGAATTATCTATATTGTTTTGGACATCTTCGTTCCAACGCATTTTACTATCAAAAGTAAATAAGAATTGCTTTTCTGCCCCCACTCTAAACTTAGTTAAAATTGGGTTATATCCTGCATTTTCATTAACTGAATATGTTTCAACTTTATCAGCTAAATATTCTACATTAAGTTCTGCAAATTGTTTTAAATGCGGACACTTGGCAATATATTCTCTTATTTTATCTATTTTGGCTTCATCATTCATTTGTCTATCTCCTTTTGTCCTGCATTTAGAATATCATCAAAATGGTCTGCTAACATACGTTCTACGAAATGGTCTCCTCTTAAAGGTCCACTATGATAATTTAATCTTTCATTGCTTTGGACTTTTTTTATTCCTGGTCTGCTCCAGTATCTACCACTATTTTTATCATAAAAAGCTCCTATTTTATATTTAGGATCAATATATTTAGTGCCTTCGTACTGATAATGTGCATATGGTGTATTTATATTAATTTCTCCACTTCCAACTTTTGTTGAGTTATACATACTCGTTATCATCTGGTTACTGTCCATTGGCATATACTTATCTAAATATCCCATGAAAGCACTATCTATAACTTTCTGTGTTCTTCCACCATCAAGTCCGTATTTATCAATAATCTGTTGTTTTTGAATACTGTCAAATGCAATTATATAGTCCATTATATTAACCTCCTGTTACTGCAAAATGCCACATATCTTCACTACCATAATCTCTAATAGCAATATTAGTGATTTTCATTACTTCTTGATGTCGTTCTAATAATTCAGGAATACTTGAAAAATCTTCTATTTTACCTTTCACTAAGTAATCTCCTTTTTGAAGAGTCCAGCCAACGTCCTTAGCTGTAAGAAGTAGAACTGGTAATGAATTTATTTCTCCTACAGAAGCAGAATTAACTTCTTCAACGGTTAATTTATTGATTTCATTATTAAAATCCTCTGGTGTTTGATAACCTTCTTCTCTCATCAATATTCTCGCAGTCAAACTATCTTCTTTCATTAAAAGTACACCATTCATTGATATTCCATTGCTTGAACTCCAAAATCCTTTTACATAGCTTACTTTATATTCAGCCTTTTTAGTTCTTTTATTAAGGCATCTATTTAATATTGTTATATCTTTATCAAACATATCTTCCATATTAAACACCTCTGTATAATAAGCCTGTATGCAATAGGTATAATCTAATCTCTTCTAGTATCTTATTTTTTTTGTTAGAAATTTCTTTTTCTAAATCAGCTATATTCGTAGTGTTAGCAAAAGTTCTATGCAAATCTGCTACTTGTTCACTTGCAAGTATCCTATCTGTTTTTTCACTGCTTGCCAATTTAGATTTACTTGTTTCAATTTTTTCAATTTTAAATAAAATATCAGCAACAGAGCAAGTTGCCATTTGTACTTCTTCTTTGTAGTTTGTTATATCTCTATCAAAGATGTTTTTACGTACTTCTGCACTTGCTCTTATTACCATTCTATTAAAATCGGATTCGGGCATGTTGCCCTTATATGTATCTCTATAAAAACCATAATCGGTATAATTTATCATGCCCTCACTCCTCTTATTTTACTTTAATATTTCTAAATACTCCAGCTTTTAGTGTATTTTTAAGAACAACTGCAGCAACCATTTCTACGTCCCCTTCTTTAACTGTTCCAGGAGCTTTCATATCTGGTAAACATGTACTTAAAACTCCTGTTCCTGTAGGTGATACACCATGGAAACCGTCTTTTGCTATTTGAATAGCATATAAGTCTGTTAAGCCCTCTTCTGAAATCTTAACACAAGGTGTCGTATTTACACCATCAAAATATTCTTCTAAATCAACTAATGGTATGTTATCCCACATATCTATGCTTCTACCAAATGCATCCTCTGATTTAGTATAATATCCTGCTCTTCTTGCAATACCTTTAATTTTTGTAATTAATTTGTTGTTTCCTAAAAACATTGTTGGCTTACCTTGCATAATAGAAACGAAGTCATCCATTTTGTCTAAAAATTCTTGATAATTATCATCCATTTTTTTAGATGTTGATAAATCAAAGGCATTTTTCAATTCATAATATGTACCTATATTTGCTTTAGCTGGACTTGCAACTTTTGTATATTTATATGGAGAACTTGTAGTTCCTGAACCGCTTCTAGTGTAATATGTCTTTCCTTCTAATATATCAGTATCTGTTGTTTGTGCATATTCAGCTGCATTATATTCAGTACTAGAACCTTTTAACATAACATCTAATCCATTAAATTCATCTTCATTTACTGCTTCATTTCCATTTATTACTGTATTATGGAATAAATTTATAGCTCCTTTTATTTTTTCTTTCATTTGGAAGTCTAATTCATCAACTGCTCCAGATGTATTTATTAATACACGATCAATTTTAAAATTTCCTCCAAATATTTTTAGATCAGCACTTGCTTTTTCTCTTTTAGCTTCGTTATTTGTATACTCACCATTTATTTTTCTGAATCCTGCTGTTGAAGGTGTTTTCAACTTCATGTATCCATAAGTTAATGTGCTTCCTCCTGTCCCAGGTGCTACCGCATTGTCAAATATTAACTTATCTAGCAATAAAGACCCTCTTCTAAATTCATCAATGACTGCTTGGTCTACTTTATCAGCCATTCCTACTTTTGCTTCTTCTAATGTTATCATAATTCTTTCCTCCTAATTTTTATTTAAATTTTTCTTTTAAAGCTTCTCCAAGAGATAATTCTTTATTATTAAAATTTGGATTATTGTTTGGATTTGCTCCTGTAAATGTTGGTAAAGGTTTATCGCTGTCAAATAAATAATCATGGCTTTCTTTAATAGAGTTTATTTGGTCCTCTAATCCTTCCACAATTTCAAATTTGTCATTATATTTAACCTTTTCCATATCTAGCATTTTACTTAAAATACTAGTATCTTTTGCTTTATACTTAGATAAAGCTTTGTCTAAAGCATTTTGCTTTTTGAAAACTTCAATTTCTTTAGAACCTTCTGTTTTTCCTCTTTCATACTCAGACTTTTTAATAGCTTCGACGTCTACTTTCTCAAGTTCAGCTATTTTGTTGTTCTTTTCTGAAATAGTAGTGTCTTTAACATTTATTTGTTCTGTTAAGTCATCTACTCTTGCTTTTAAAGATGTAACATCTTTTCCTGCTTCTGCCATTATTTTTTCAATAGCATCTGTTTCAAGTCCTAAATCCTCTAAAAATTTTCTTTTCATATTGTTCCTTTCTCCTACTACGAACTTTTACGTGTTTTTCTTCACGATGTAGTTATGCACTTATTCACGACCTGCATATAGTCGATTTTGGATATAAAAAATAGAAGTCCATTTTTGAACTTCTATGATTTAACTATTTAATTATTATTGAGGGTTAGGTACTCCGCCACCTCATATTTTTATTAATCTTCTATTTTTCTAATTATTCTTTCTTCTGGTATCGGAGATGTTCCTGCTATATAACATTGTTCTCCAGCTATACTTCCTTGTATGTCAGTTATAACTACAATACAACCATTAGTTAGTTCAACCTTATCTCCTATCTTATATTTCATAAATATACTCCTTTCCAAAATATTTTACACAATTAGGTGTATAATGGCATTTACTGCCCCTTACTACTTCTAACGTACTATTATTTTTTATTGTGTATGCTTCTAAATCATCGGCAAAACTATATGATATTTTCTGTTCTTTTAATACTTTCTCAATCTCTTCTTTTGTTCCATCAAAAAGTATTTCTAAAATATCATCTATTCCCATTATTCCACCTCCTCATATCAAAATATCTTTTTATTATTTTATTTATATATATGTGTCTCTCATTATCTCCTATGTTCTTCAATCTTTTATAGTAATTTGTATTTGTGCTCGCTATTTTAGCTTCTAATTTTTCATGCAATAAAGTATCTATTAAAAATTCCTTTGTGTTTTTATCTTGTTTTCCTATTTCTATTTTTGTTATTTCCTTACATTCTCCCCAAGGATACTCAATATATTTAGTCCTTCCATTATCTCCTATCCTTGGATTATATTCTGGATTCTTGGGAAATTTTATATTCTTTAGCTCATTACTACATATATTATCGATTTGTTCTTGTGATATAGTATAAGCACTTCTTTGCGCTCTTTTTTCTTTTATTATTATATCACTTTCTTTAGGTTTTGTCACATTTTTATAGTTTTTTATATGTTCTCTGCTGTAATCTCTTTTTAAGTTGTTTTCCTCTGTAAATGTACTTAATCTGTCTTGCCACTCTCTTGCCTTTGAGCTAGCTTTTTTATACTGTTCTTCATCAAGTGATTTTTTTGCGATTACTTGTTTCCTTTTCCACTTACGAACTCCACTTTCTAAATATCTTTGTTGTTGTGTCTTTTCATATTGTTCTTTATTCTCATCGTAAGTAAATCCCAAATCTTCTTTTTTGGTTGAGCCATACCACACCATAAACAAGTGTTTGCAGTTGATGCCTACTATACCTTGAACATCTCCATAATTGCAATGTTCCATAAAGTCAGGAAGTTTCTTTTCTTCTTCTGTGGCCTTTCCATCATAGTCCCAGCAAAAAAATTGAAGTTCTTGCCACCAAGCATGATTTGTATAATCTTCTCCTCCATCACCAGTTCTTGCTCCAAAATGATTAGTAACTCTTACGATGTGATTTCCACTTTCTTTTATTACTTCTTCATTCACTTTTCCCGCCAAGCCTCTTGTTGCAACTAACAAGTCTCTTCTTACTGTTCCTACAACGTCATAATTCTTTATTGAGCCATTTTTATTTTGATAGGTAAGTATAGATATTCCTTTATCTCCTAGCTTGTCTAAACTCTCTAATATTGCTTCTTGGTAACTACATACTCCAGCATTTGTTTTTATATATGTTTCTGTAATTATGTCCGTGTACGTTTTTCTTACTTGTTCTTGTATCGTCTTATTTAAACTCAGAAAAGTCTTTTCTGCTTCATTGTAACTATAGTTTATAAGATTTTGTATATTTACACTATTCATAATCTTTTCAGGATTCAATAATGCATTCTTTTGAGTTGCAATATTCAGCTGGTCAACTGGTATTGAATTTACACCAATGTCTTGCATAGCTTTTAATAACTCTTGTTTTGTTTTTCCTGTATATTCTTCTAATAGCTTTAATGTTTCATTATTTAAGCCACCAAGTTCTTTTAATTTTTCAAAATACCAATAGTCACTATTAATGAACTCTTCATTCAAATTAAAATGTTTTGCAATTTTTTCTATCAGCTCTAATTCCATCTTAGAATATATTGTTAAGATTGGTTTAATTGCACTTTGTATTTTATCTTCTAACATAAACTATTCCTCTTGTACTTCGTTAGGTATTTGTTCTTTACTTCGTTCTCGCATTTTATTTACATACTCTGTTGCTTCTTCTTCTGAGTAATCCCTTGTTTGCACAAAGTATTCAATATCATCTATTAGCCCAGCATTTTTTTCTACTAATGCTTGTGCTTGTTTCTTTTCGCTATCAACCAATATACTATCGTCCCAATCAAAACTTACATCAGAACCTACTTTATGTTTTATTCCATATAAACTCATTAAAACATCTATACTATAAATTAAATCTTCAAGTGCTGTTTGCAATGCTCCTTGAACATCTGATACAGTTACATAATAGTCTTGTTTGCTTGATTTGATTTCTGTTGCTGTTTTTTCAACATTCTCTATTTTTGAGATAGTACCAAATGCTAATCCACATTGACTTTCGCATTGTCTTAATAATTCATTTAATCCATTAAATAATGCTGTGTCACGTATTGCTGGACTAAATACATTCCAGGTTTTCTCATCACCGAAATCAATTTTCCTGTATAGTCTTTCTTTTCCTTTAGGCAATATGTCCTTTCCATCGTCATCTTTTTTGAAAGCTGTTTCATCAACATCAATAGCAAGCTCAGAGCCTTCGTATTCCCATAAAGTTCTACTAAACTGTTTGTCTATTTCTGCTAATGTATCAATTGCATTTGCAAATATTGCAACACCCACAGGACTAGTATTGTCTATAGGATTTGCAATGGGGATTTTAAAGTATCCACCTAGTAGTCTATTAACATTATTTATTTCCAGTTCTTCTTGGATATTTGCCCATTCTGGTACTTGTGAGAGCATAATCTGAGCACCTAATATGTTAGAATTATGTATTGTAGTTTTATATGCTTTGTTTTTAATTTTAAGTGTAGTATCTTCCAATTCTTGATATTCAAGTCTAGTATAAACATCTCTTCCTCTTGTAATTTGATCAATAAAAATAGCACCTAGCAATTCGCCAGTGCTATCAAATTTTGTAGGTATAAATTTATCTGCTTGAATACAACTAACCTTAATTTTTCCGTTGCTATAAAATGGCTTGAAGAACATTCCACCTTTTCCAAGAGCATATTCTGTATTGGTTCTTATATTCTTAATAAATCTCTGATATATCTTATCTATTTCTTTATCATCAACTTTTGTTTTTAGTTCTATTGTTACAGCCTTTGCAACTTTTTCACATATTGTCTTTGCGACATGAAGTGATTTAATCTCTTCATTCAGCCAAGGTGCTTTCCCATTATAAATGTTTGACCATCTTTCAATAGCAGATAACACCTCGTCACTTGTTGATATGTCTATATTAAAATCTTTTGCTATATCTGTTGTATTAAACATTTTACTTATTGCTCCTTTAATAAAATTTACTATTCTTTCAAACATTGTGTCCTCCTACGCTACCCTGCTATACTGTCTTAAATATCTTTCCCAGCTGTATTCAAATGCATCTAGTGTATCTATATCAGATGTGCCATCATCTAGTCTTTCATCTTTTCCTTGTTCTTTCGGTTTGTCACTATATACTGCATTTTCGAAAGCTAACTCCAAAGTCTTACAATCATGAGTAATAAAAAATTTGAAACTAGCCATCAAACTTGTCGTACATCTAATTCTATCAATTATTTCATTCTTTATGCTGTTCCTAATAGTTATGTGTGGATATTTAATCGACACCATTGTTTTTATTCCATTTATTAGCGTTTGTTCTGCACTATCTGGATATATTGTACTAACTTGTCCATATTTATTTTGAACTCTCTCAATAAATAGATCTATAGCTTTATATAACTGTTGAGGTGTCATGCCTGTTGCTTCTATTCTTTCAGACATTAATGCCGTAAGCTTTGAATAATTATTTTTTATTCCACTTGCAACAAACGTATGTGCTGAACCATTTCCACCAAAATCTATTCCAATTTGAATGATGTCGTAATCTGGTGTTTCTGTATAATAAGCTTCTTTATTGTTGCTATAAACAGTATAAATAGAACCTTCTGCTGTCACCCATAATCCTAGAATGTTTCGCTTATAGAATACTCCAACAAACATTCTCTTATATCTCTCTTTAACAGCCTCAGACAATGTCAAATTATCATCCATCGTGAAATGTAAATATAGAATATTCTTTTCTTTAATCTTATCTATATACTCTAATTTAAACCAATGATTTGGATTCTTAGGATTACAATTAAACCAAAACTTCGCACCCTCTACACTTAATCTTGCTATGCCTTGCTCAACAAATGATTGTGGCATTAAAGCAACTTCATCAAAGAATATTCCAGCTAAAGTCATACCTTGAATTAGATCTTGGCTTGCTTCATCTTTTCCTCCAAACAAATAAAAATAATTAGTCTTACCATTTTTACTAACTATTATCAGATTTTCACTTCTTTTATGTTCATATTTATATTTTAGAGAATGTAGTTGTTTCTTTAATGTATTTATTACATTTCTATTTAATGAACCAATTGTTTTTCCACAGATAGCAAAGTCACATTCGTCATATTTTTCCATAGCCCACATTACAAAGCTTGGTGCCATACTAATAGTTTTACCACTTCTTACTGCTCCATCTGCTATTATTCCGTCTTTATCTTTCATTGGAGAGTTATCATTCCACCAGGTGAATACTTTTTGTTGCTTATTAGACATTGGTTTCCATTTGAAATTAGCCTTGTTTTTCTTCTTCACTCCAAATGTCCTCCGTCTTATTATTTAATGCTTCTATAAATGAATTGTCTTCATTATCGTCATCTGTTTCTTTATCTAATCCTTTTGCTAACCTTTGTCCTCTTTGCGTCTTCTCTAATATATCTACCATTTTTTTTAATTTATCGTAATCTGGCATACCTAAATACATATATTCACTTGGCTTTTTAAAGCTACCTTCTAATACATCAAGAAAACTGTCATATAATTTTAAATGTCTTGTATTTATATCTACTTCTTTTTCTATTTCCTTTTCGGTAACTTTTTCTATAATTTTTGTCGCTTTCTTGTCTTCTCTTTGTCTCTTTTTGTCTTTCCACCCTGATGTATGTTTCCTAGTTGTGCCGTTATTATTTATTCCTTTGTCCTTTAAAAAACTGCTTACTGATTTATAATCACTTAATATGTATTCTTTTTCTAACTGCTTCCAGTCATATTTAGCCACCTCGCTCACCTACTTTGTTTGTCTTTATCTTCGTCTTTCAATAACACTTGTCTAATAACTGTGCCACCTATTCCATGTATAATTATTCCATCTTCTGCTTTTGAATATTTACTTACTATCTCATTTATAAAATCATTGATACTTGCTACTACTTCACATACATCTTCGTAGGTAAACGTTTTATCGTCATTTTGATTATGTCCGTATTCATACAACCATACATGAGTTAGTTCGTGTTTTAAAGTCTTAATTATATTTGCTTGATCTTTTAACAACATTACCTTTTGAGTTTTATATATCGTTACTCCTAACGTTCCATTATTTTTCATCTCATTATTTATTGTGGCTTCGTCTACTTCTTCTATCGTCCACTCTGTATTGTTTATCTTGAATTTCATATCTTTTCTCTTCCTTCTCACATTGTTTGTTATACCTGCACTGCTCACACTTATATTTCATACAGTTCGTATAATTAATCTTTTCTTTCATAGTACGCACACTTTGTTATAACTACATCATTTAGAGCGGATATTCTTATCTCGCATAGATCTTTATCTTTATTTTTACAGTTCTTACAATTTTCTTTTACATATTTCTCATATCTTTCTTCGTTAGTCATAACAACACCTCTTTCGTTATTTTATAAAATACTAGAAAATGATGTGCAAGTAGATGTCCTCCGAAGAGTTCCACCATAAATTAACTGCACATCACTTTATACTATTTTATTATATAGAAAACTAAAGCCTCGTATTATCATACTAATACAAAGCTCCTCAAAAGATTATTCTTTTTCCAATGCACATTTCTATTTATATACCTCTAATGCGCAAAAAAGGCTAAGGCTAACTAGAATTGCCTTTTATATATACGAATCTTATGAAAGGAGTATGCCTAGCATCAACATATATATTAACTTATCTAGTATTAGTTAATAACTAATTATTTGTAAAAATTTCTCCACTTTGTGTATCATAATATTTAAAGAAATTTATACACCAAGCATTTACTATTTTCACTTCTTTATTCATACAATGAACACAATTTTCATCATATGCTTTTGTATAAAAAGCTAACTTATTATCCAGATTTTCATATCTATTTACTATTACTTCAGTAGACTTTTGTCCTGGTACAGTTACTTCTATTGCTATATCCATTTTAGTTAATTTAGCTGTATCAAATACGCTTATTAAGTTTTCTCTTTTCATCTTTTCCTCCTTCCCATAAATAATAGAGCCTATCTTTTGATAAGCTCTTTTTTGTTATTCTAATGATTTCCTTATTTCTTGTATTGCTTTATTAAAGTCTTCTAATTTTATGAATGTATTATTTTTGTTTGCCAATATTTCTGTCACTTTTATCTCAGATAACTCTTCAATATCTTTTTTTATATAAATATTCTCTTCATTGTAACATTCTTTTTTGATGTCTTCTAAAAGCTCTTTGGCTTTGTTTAGTTCTGTATTTGGATAACAATTAATTATTTGTGTTGTATATAATATATACCAATTTTTGTTCAATTCACTTATAGAATATTTATTTTCGTAATTACAATATGGGCATTTACTTAATACATTGTTTTCTTCTAATTTTGTTTCTTCAAAATCTATTCTTTCTTCTGTAGCGTTTTTGGCTATTTTTTCATTTTCTTTTAAAACTATATGATATTTACGCTTACATTCATCACAGATCATTTCATATTCCATATATAACACCTCTTTTCTCAGAGATATTATATATGATCTATTTTGCAAATGCTGTCGAAATGTGTCGAAAGAGCCAACTTTTTGTTAGCCCTTTTCTTTATATTTTTGCAATTATAATTATAGCACCTTAGAAACGAAATTAAAAGGAAGTTTTAGCGAAGTTTTAGCGAAGTTTTTACCCCTCTCCAGTATTTATTATATCAAGCATGCTATCTAATGCCTTGTCTCTATATGCTTGTAACTGTTTTATTGATTTATGAGTTTCAAAATTATCAAAATATGCTTTTTCTACATAGTTCCATTTTGATTTCTTCATATAATACTTTCTTACAACAAATTCTTCATCTTCTGATAATTGCTTTAACATATTCTCAACACGGACTATTTTCTTATTTAGATCACTTCTTATCTTTTCAAATTCATCTATTTTCAATTTCAAAAACGCTCTATCTTCTTTGTTTATATGATATTCCTCTTTGTGGTAATTCATAGCTGTATTTGCTGTTTTATCAGATATTTTATTAGTATTACTATGTAATTCATCATAGCTATTGCTAGATAATTGCATATTCTCAATTACTTCCTCTGCAGTATCTTGATAAACAGTTCCAGCATAATCTAGTCTTGTATTGTAATCATCTAATTTTAAATCTATTTCTGTTAATTTAGCCTCATTTTTTGGATGTTCTATTAACATACTTTCTAATTCTTCTTTTATATATGACATTCATTTGTACCTCCTACAATTTATATTTTTACATTCTCTGGATGCACTGTTAGTTTTGGTGGTTCAATCTGCTGTTTTAGTACTCCTAGTTGATACAGACTGAATGTTTCCTTATATCCGTACTTCTTATTTTGGTATAGAAACGTTGTTGCATTGTTTCTTTTTACAAATTCATACTTTTGACCATTCTTAATTATCATTTTTGGTATCTTCATATTTTTTCCTCTTTATTTTCGATTTTTATATTTTCTTTTTCGCATATTTCCTTCATATGATTCATTGATAAAAAAACAAACTCAATAATCTCTTCTAAAGTTCTTTTTTTAAAAAGAATATTTAATTCTTTATTTTTAAAACCACCTGCCATTTAGCAATCGCCTCCATTCTCTGAAAGCAATTCTTCTATAATAGTATCTAAATCTATATTTGCCATTGCTGGATGCCAATTTTTATATTCATTTGTCTTTATTATATAAAATGAATTTTCTTCAAAGTTTACCACATCTTTTATTTGATAAAACATATCTGTGTATTTTTGAATAGAAAATTTTGTCATTATTTCCTTATTATAGTCAACATTTTCCTTTATTTCTATATCAATGTTTGGTTTTTTATCACAAATTACTAACTCAAATATAGAAAATCTATTTACAATTTTCGGATATATTATAACTTTTATAAATTTATTTTCTTTATTAAATATTTGGCTAAAATATTTAATAAAAACTTGGCTATATTTTTTTAAATCATTTATTTTTACTTCTTTTAATATAATATCCTTTTTATTCATTTTTTAATTTTCCTTTCTCTTTATCTAAGTATGTAACTGCTACTGCATATGCACTCCATATGTCTGCTTTAAATCCATAAAACCAACCTGGGTTCTTCTTTGTTCCTACTACACCAAATCTATCTATTAGTGCTTGTCTTATATTACAATCTTTTGCTTTCATAGAATTGCATAAGTTCATCTTTTCTTCTTTACGGTATATATAATCATATACTGCACCTAGTTCATCTGCTTCTTGTATAAATCTGCCTATCCATACACAAGTATCAAAAATCTCTTTTCCAACTGGCATACCATAGCAAGCTACCATCTCTATTACCAATTTTTCATATCCTGCATATCTAATGTGAAGAAGTATCTCTTCGTTTTTTATTTTCCCTTTTTCAACTATCTTGTATGTTTCACTGTCTACAACACAATATGCACTCTCTATATTTCCGTGGATCTATTGCTAATATTTTCATCTTTCATCTCCAATTCTTCAGTTAAATACTGATATGTATATTTAGGATTATTTTTTCTTTGTTCTAATTCTTTTAAATTTTTCAACGTTTGTATTAAATCTTTTTCTATAAACTTTTTTCTAATTCATCAAGTAATCTTCTTGTTCTTGCATTTATTACTTTTAAAGCTTTCTTTTCTTCTTTATTCATAGCCTACTCCTCACAGTAATGTAAAATATCATTTTCCATTTTATATGTTTTTTTAGTATGTATATCTACATAGTATATTATCTCATTTTTGTAATCATCTTTAACAGGTTCTATTGTGATTGTCCCACTTGTAGTTATATTCAACGCAATACTTATTATTGCAATGAGTGTTCCTGCAAAAAATCCCAAAATAAATCCTCCCAATCCATCCATAATTTATTCCTCACTTTCCAATAGTTTTCGCAGAACTCTCTTTTGCTTGCCTAACTGTATTATTACTGCATTATTGTGTTCATAAGCTATCATTTTGTTTATTTCTTCTATTTTGTCTTTTATTTTTTGCTTTGGAATATAATTTTCATGAATTACTTGTTCTGCTTTTTGTTGTTCTTCTGCTCTCCCTTGTATATAAGCATCTTGTTGAATATTTCTATATTTAGTTGCTGTCATTTCATCTAAATTTAGTGCTATTGCTATATATTCTTTTAATCCTTCATTCTCCTTTAATAAAACTTCGTTTATTTTTAATACTCTTTTATAATCTGATAAAATATGCTCCAATATTCTAGCAAGCTCTACAATTTCTTTATTGTAATATCCGTGCCAGCCATTTTCTTCTTTATACTCTTTATCTGTTTTTATAGATTTTATAAAATGTTCTGCATTTTTTATATCTTCTTCTATACTATTTTCCTTCACTAAAAACACCTCCTAATTAGTTATACCTAATAATATATCTGCATTACATTCAGGACATTTAACATAAGTTTTATATGTGGGTGGGTATGTCATAAAGCAAAATGATTTTTCTGTTTCAGTGTCATTGTTGTCATATTCAAACTTACAACCACATAAATCACAAGTTACTATTTTTTCTTTATTAAATTTTTTACCATGTTTTAATATTTTCATATCTTATTTACTCCTTTACTACTAAATTTGCTTTGATTAAATCGTATAATTTATCTACTATTTTTTCTGGAATAGAATGACTATCACTTTCTATATGTATTTCATTGTGATTATTATTACATGGCAATAAATCTATGTATATTTTTGATTCGACTCCATGTTGCTTTGTTTTATATTCAAATTTTTCTCTTGTTCCATATTTAAACCCAAACTTTTCAAGTTCTTCTAAATCTACATCATCTCTTATTTTTAACATATTTATTCTCCTATGATTTTATATTCTCTGAATTTTGCTATCTGTAATTCCTGCTTTGTAATCCACTTTTGCCACTTTCCACATTCACTACAAAATAGTCCTCTTCTATTTCCTTGTATTTCTACGAATAATTTTTCACTATTACATTTGTTACATCTCTCTTGCATATCTATTCTCCTCCTAATAATTAACTCTAATTATGTAACTATTATATTCTGGCTGATAATCAATACTTAATTTTAATCCCTGCATTTTATCTATTCCATACCTTTTTATTTGCATTCCACCTCTTAAATTTCCTATATGATTAGTTAATGCAAATTTAAGTATGTTCTCTAATTGCTCCATATATTGTTTATCTGCTTTTTGTTCTTCTAATTCTATCTTTAGCCTATCACTTTTATTTCTCATTCTTTTATTATATAATCTTTCTGTGTCTAGTTCATCTCGTAATTTTATAATTTCTTTATTTAATCTTTTTACTTTTCCTTTAACACTCATCTTTTTTCTCCTACTGCTGTAGAGCATCTATAAGCTCTATCTGTTGTTCTACTTTATTTTGTAATTCATTAACCTTTTTCTGTTTATTCTCAGAATCTATCATTTCAACTGCAATAAAATATATGATAATGCATAATGCTATTAATGTCATACATATGTAACATGTGATATTTTCAATCGTTTTTCTATAATCCATTGTTTAACTCCTCCAATTCTACTATTACCTTACTACTATCCGAATACTCAAAGCTGTCAGTAAAGTTAGTTACTATTTTTCTATTATCGTCTTGTAGTACTCCTGCTTGTACTAATGCATCTAATATAAACTTTTTAGCAAAGCAAATATTGTCTAAGTCTCTTCTTTTATTCTCTTCTATCCATGTAAAATGACCAATTACGGGCTTGTCTATTTTGATATTCCCTAATTGCTGTTTTATGCAATTAATTATGTATTGCTGTTCTTTCTTTTTTGCTTCAGCTCCTGCATACTTGTTCGTTCTGTTATATTTTGTATATTTGTTTAGCCCCATAAGTCTTTTATTAACTTCAAATTTATATCTCATCTTTTGCCTCCTAAATTATTGCATCAAATGTAATTTGCCCATCTTCCATAATTCCATTTAAAATATCTTCACTTATCATTTTTTCTTTTGCTAGGTTATAAAAGTCTTTTTTAATTTCAAATCCATATGCATTTCTTCCCAGTTCTGCACAAGCTCTTAATGTACTTGCACTTCCTGCAACTGGATCTATTACTACATCTCCCTCATCTGTAAATATCTCTATTAGTCTTCTTAATAAACCTACTGGCTTTTGAGTTGGGTGTATTTTCGGATATTCTCTTGATGCGTCTCTTTTCCACTCAAACCAATTAAATATCATTTTCCCTTTTTGTTCTGCTGTTTTTCCGTTGTTGAATTTAGGCAATTTATCTCTATAAAGTACTACCGCATATTCTGTTGCTCCAACAATTCGCATATTAGATTTTAGCACTGATGCTGAATAATTCTTTATAAATACAAGCGGATAACTTTTCATTAAACCGTGTTTTTTGCCTTCTTCTATAACCATTTGCATTTGTTCAAAAGCACAGAAAACAATCATAGCTGGTGCTTGTCCTTTTTCTTTTGGCTCCTTTTTTAAATATCTCGTGCAAAAATCAAAGAAGTTATTTATTTTAAAATCTTTATCTGTATCAAAAAATGCTTTATTTGCTTTATCGCTTTCTCCGTTTTTATTGTCTCCATCTACATACCAACTCGGATTACTTGCATATGCATTGTTTCCAAGATTATAAGGTATGTCTGCTATAATTAACTGTGCATGTGGTATTCCATAATGTTTAGCATTTTCAAAATGATCGTTATATAGTTCTATTTTTACTTTTCTTTTCATCTTTTTTCATTTTCCTTTCCTAGATCTAATTTAATCTGCTTTCCTTCGACATCTGTAACATACTTGCACTGTTTAACTCCTCGAAAATAAATGTTTTCTAATTGTTGACATCCGTCTACATAGTCCATATTTCAGTGCTTTTGCACAAATACCGAGTTAATTGTGGATAGCTCATATCATTCTCCTAATAAATTCGTGTAATATGGTTCATATTCAAAGCTTCAAAACCTTTTAATGTTCTTTCGTAAACTGCTACTGTTTTGCCTGTATACTCACATTTCTTTTTGTCTATTGCTTTTACCATTCCCATATCTTCTAGTTCTGACAAACGTGGAGCGGTGTAATTTCTTTCTGTGCTTGGAATAAACCCTAAGTCAAATAACTCCACAGCCAACTCTTTGGCCGTTTTAGGCTTGTCTAATCTATTCAATATTTGTATGTATCTTATTTTTGTTTTATCTTGTATGTCATCAAAACTCATTTGTCTTGTAGTTTGTGTTATTGTACTCATTTGTTTCACTCCTTCCGTTACAAACCTAATTCTTTTAAGGTGTATTTCTTGTTTGTTTCCATTCCTTTATACATAGAATTTTTTTTGAAATTAGGTAAATTTGCCATGTCATTATTTTTTAGCAACATTATTAAATAACATAAGCTACTATCGCCAATTTTGATTGTTTTCTCAATAGTCTCAATTTTATTTTTAAATGGTTTAATTACACTTGCTAAGTATCTCTTCTCTGTTTCATCAAGTATTTCTTCTTTTCTCTCAAAGACTGTTTCATATTTGACTGGCCTTTCTACTTTGATTATGTCGTTCTCTTCCTCACCATCTATGTCCTTCAAATCCTCTGTATAATATTTCAATAATACAAAATGATTACTGCCATAAAATTTATCTTCAAACACAATCTTCTTCCTGCCGTCTCTGTATGTAACTATATCTCCATTTTGCAAATCTGATTTTGTGAATTGTTTTTCTAAGATTAATTCAATTTCGTCAAATTCTATGCACCAACACTCATTTTCTTTAAATTCTACATAACCAGTTGTTGATATTCTGGATATAGTAAATCTATTATTATATTTTTCTATATCTGCTTGTAAATTTTCTCCATGAACCCTATGATTTGCAACTTCCCCTATAAATTTTACTTTATCTCCAACTTTAAATTTCATTTATTTTTCCTCCTCGATTAGTTCTATATCCTTAATTAACTTTGTTCCAAAGTCTTTATAATTTTCATATCCACCTTTACGTCCAGATATTATCCATAGTTCTTTGTACATATTGCTTTTCAACTTCTCTACTAACTCTTTATCTGTTATATAACAGTAATATGTGTCTTTTTCTATATTGTAATTTGTTACTATTCCATTTTGTGTTGGTGTATTTGTTAAGTACTCAACCTCAACTTTGTAATATGTTTTCAACCAATCTTGTTCTTGTGTTACTGCTGTAATTCTTGCTTTATCTTTATCATTGCTTTCAACATAATTTATATATCCATGTAATTCCCCAATCCCAATTGGCATTATAAGTACTGTAATCCAACATACTAACGATAACACAACCATCAATCCTTCGTGTTCATAACTGTCTACTGATAACACAGCAAATACTATTCCTAATACTATTAATATAATTTCTAATACAATTGTTAATATAATCATTTATTTTTTCCTCCTAAATTTCACTCATTAATTTCATTTGCTCTTCTTTGTTAAGTGAATCCCAATATTCATCTTCTCTTAGAGCTTTTGTCTTTTTCATATACTCCGAAAAATTCCTTCGGTCCTCAACCCTATATTTATTTAATAA